CGCGCCGACGTAGGAGCGCGTGGTGGCGATCACCGTGCCGGTCACCGAGTCGACCCGCAGGCGATGGGTGTACGTCGCCCCGGACGTGTCGCCGAAGAACGTGCCGGTGACCGTGATGAGGTAGTTGCGGTTCGCCACCGCAGTGAACGACGACGACGCCTTGATGACCGCCTCAGCGCCGGCGAACGTCGTCACCTGCGTCGTCGACGAAGCACCGGATGTGATCAGACCCCACGGGGCGTTCCAGCCGGGACCCTTGCGCCACGACGTGCCGTTGTAGGTGTAGAGGCCCTCGTTGGCATCGTTGGAGCCGATGTAGGCCACCATGCCGTCCTCGGGTGCGGTGATCGCAGCGTCACGAGCAGCGGTGGTGGCGAAATACATCACCGACTGTTCCATGAGGTAGTTGTCGACGTCGGATGCCGTCAGGACGCTGCCGGCCGTGAAGTCCTTGAAGCCACTGCCCATCGGGGAATCTCCTGCTAGTAGGCGAGTCGGTCGGTGTCGAGCAGCCCGTGAGTCGAGGAGTCGAGCACCATGAAGTCGGTGTAGAACGTCGCCGAAGCCAGACCGAACGTGGTCTGCCAACGGTCAGGGGTGACGTCGTGGTTGATCTGCTCGATGAAGCAGTCCCGCTGGATCGCCGAACCACCACCAGGCACCGCGAACTTCACCGTCACCCGGTCGAAGATCCGCCGCCCCAGCACCTCGGGGTACAGCAGCTCCTCGTTGGCCTGGGCGATGAATGACAGCGAAGCGGGTCGGAACTCCGGGTTGGCGTAGATCGACGCCAGCATGAGCGCCAGCCCGGCGATCTGATCTTGGCCGTAGTTCGTGTCCGACGAATAGGTCGACGGGATCGGCAGCTCGAGGTCCAGAGTCCGGGCGCCGTACAGCGACTGCGACTCGATGTTTGACGCCATCACCGTCGTGCCCAGATTCTGGTCGCCGCCAGCGTTCGTGGTGCGCTTGCGGGTGATGCGGATGATGTTGCGGATCAGCTGGTCGTCGTAGTCGATCTCGACGTCGGCGAAACCCTTGCCGCCAGCGGTCGTCGTGTCGTAGGTGGCCTGCGACGTCAACGCCCGATCGTCGGCGATGAGGCTGTAGCGGTCCTGGAACACCACCGACCCGTCAGCCTCGACGTACAGCGCCCCGGCCTCGGTGGCCTCGACCTCCTGGAGCATGGCCAGAACGGTCTGAGTGGCGTTCTGCACCTCGAGGCGGGTGATGCCTGCGTCGATGTTGCGCAGGTCGACAGGCCAGCCGGCGGCGTCGAGGATCGAGTTGATGCGAGTGCCCGACAGGTCACCGGCCGTGCCGATCGTCGGGGTGGTCTCGGTGCCGAGCGACACGGCGACGTTCTGCGAACTGGTGGTGGTGACCACCACGAACCCGCCAGCGGTCGACGTCGACGCCGTCGACGTGCCCACCGTCGACACACCCACGTTCACGGTGGTGCTTCCCGACGACGTGACCTGAGTGGCGTTCGGCAGCCCACCGATGACGTTCGACAGGGCCTTGAACGCGTCCGAGCAGACGATCGTGGCCGTGGCGTCACCGACCGTGCCGCCGTTGTAGGCGAACGACCAGGAGTCGATGAACCCCCGGAACACCGGGTAGGTCGTGCCCGCCCAGGTGGCTCGCACGATCACCGGGATGGCCGGCACCACACCAGACTGCGAGATCGACGAGTTGTAGTACGGCGACGCCGAGTTGGTCGGGTCGAATCGGCGGTCACGGTTGTCGAGCGTGATGGTGGCGGTTCCGGTCGAGAACCGGTCCAACGCCCGCCTGCGGCCTCTGCTCGTCGAGAACGACCGGACGAAGGTGGTGATGTCATAGAAGAACGCGCCGTCACCGAGAGTGCCCGTGTCGAGCAGCCCGGCGTTGACGTCGTCGAGGATGAGTCGAGTGCCGGCGTTGGCGCCCACCACCGACGGTGCGAACAGCACCTCGAGCGTCGGCAGGCTCATGGCACCAGCGCGGTGGCGCCCCGCTTGTTGGCCCGACCGATGGCGTCGACGACGATCCGTTCGATGGCGACCGGATCACCGGCCACCGTGTTGATGACCACGTTGACGGTGTCCCCGCCACCCAGGCCACGACCGCCGAACAGGGCGGCCTGCTGCTGGGGGTTGAGGATCATCTCGTTGTCGTGCAGCACAGCGAGGCCCTGACCGCCGTCGAGGGAAGTGTTGAACATCCCACCCTTGGCGAAGCGAGGCAGGTCAGGCGTGCCGATCGTGAACCCGCCGACAGTGACACCGAACGCCTCGAACTTCGGAGTGGTGAACTCCAAGCCGTTCCACTTGTCGATGATCCAGTTGATGGCGGCCCGGATCGGGTCGACGATGAGGTTGAACACACCCGAGAACGCTGCCGACACTCCATCCTTGATGGTGCCGAACACGCCGATCAGCGTCTCGATTCCACCCTTGATGAAGTTGAACACCGGGCTGATGATGTTGCCCCACACGAACGAGATGTAGGCGCCGACCGCCTCGAACACGAACTTCACGACTTCCCACAGCATCTTGTAGTAGGGGATCAGGATGTTCTCTATGTAGAAAGCGATCGCGTTCCAGATGGGCTTGATGACGTTGTTCCACGCGAAGTCGATGACCTTCTGGATGACCTGCCAGGCGGTGTCGACGGCGGTCTTGAACCAGTCGAAGTTGTTGTAGGCGTAGATGACTCCGGCAACGAGCAGTCCGATGGCGGCGATGATCGCGAGGATCGGCCAGGTGGCTGCGATGGTCGCCGCTGCCGCCCCGATCATTGAGGCCGTGTACGCCGCCAGTGCCACTAGTGCGATGCCGCCGATGATCCCGGCGGCGATCTTCACCTGTGTGCCGTGCTTGAGCATGAACTGAGTGAGCTGCTCGATCTTGGGGGCGAGCTGCTCGACAGCATCGCCGATGGCGTTGAACGCCCGAGTGGCGATCGGCTCGATGGCGAGGAACACCCGGTTCTTGAGCGTCGTGAGTTTCTCGGCGAAGTCCTGAGTATCGGCGCTGGCAGCCATGATCCCGTCGCCGTTGGCCAACGCAGCCGACATCTCCTCGAACGACAGTTTCCCCTCACGGATGAGGGCGGCCAGTTTCGGGCCGGCCTTGGCGCCGAACACGTCGAGGGCGACACCGGCGGCGTCGACGTCCGACGGCGAGTTCTTGATGGCGTTGAACGTGTCGGCGAACACCGTCGACGCGTCCCGGCCATCCTTGGCGGCGGTGGCCATCGCCCTGGACAGGCCTGGCATGACGTCGCTGACGTCGACGCCGGCCTTGCCGAGGGTGGCCAGCAGCGCCGCCGACTGATCGAATGACAGGCCGATCTCACGCAGGACCACGCCAGCACCGGACATCTGCGTCGCCAGGTCTGACACGGCAACGCCGGACTTCTGCGAGGCCCGGAACAGCAGATCGAGTTTGCCGCCCTGGTCGGCCGAGGTGACCCCGAAGTTGGCCATGACGTCGGCGACCGCGTCGATGTTCGTCTTGAGATCGGTGCCGGTCATGCGGGACAGCTCGAGGACCTGCTTCGACAGATCCTGTAGCGGCTGGCCGGTCAGGTTGAGGCGCTTGGAGAACTCGGTGACGGCTGTGGACGCATCTGAAAAAGTCGCCGGGACGGACCCGGCGACAGCCTTCATGTCGTTCTGCAGAGCCTCGAGGGCAGGGCCGGTGAGGCCGGTGCCGATGCGGATGCGGTCGAAGGCGTCGTCGAACTGGGTGCCGATCTGGAACAGACCGACGCCGATGGCTCCGGCACCGGCGAGGATGCCGGCACCGACGAGGCTGGCACCTTGGGCGAGTTTCTGCGACGTCGCCTGTGTCTTGGACTTGAGCTTGTCGAGGTCGTTCTGCGCGGCTCGGATGCCTTTGTCGTCCCACTGCGACAGGACGTTGATGTTGACGGCCATGGCTCAGTCCCTGCCAGCGGCGTCGAGTCGACGCTGCAGCTCGTTCTCGTACTTGCCGATGATGGCGACGACCCCGGCGGTGATCTTCTTCTCGCCACCGGCGTCATCCCACGCCCGCCAGATCAGACGAGACGGGCGGGAGTCGATGCGCATGATGTTGTTGATGAACGACACACCCGACTGGCTGCGCGGCTTCATCTTCTTCCCAGCGGTCTCGTAGATCGCACCGGCCGCCGACTTGTTCTGGATGCGCCACGCAGCCGAGTCGGCCCGTCCCCGTGAGCGTTTCGTGTTCTGTCGGACCGTGATGCCCTTGCGCACCACGCCGGGGTCCCAGGCGCGCACCGCCCAGCGGGACAGTTCACCGGTCTGGGGGTTCACCCGAGGATTCTTCGGCGGCACCCAGTTGCGCATCACCGTGTTGGGCACGAGCGTCTTGGCTCGCGTCGTGACCGGCTCGACGAACGCTTTGATCTCGGCGTCCATTGCCTTGCGCAGCTCGGGAGAAGCCTTCTTCAGTTCACGTTTGAAGTCGTTGTAGCCGTAGATCAGAACCTTCGCTTGGTAGCTCTCTCGTTCGATCTCTACGGTTTTCAACGCCACCGGTCACCTCTTCGCCGCCTGTCGGGCCTGCTGCTTGAGCACCGCCACGATCGCCAGGAACACGTCCTGATCGGTTTCGAGCAGGTCGTTCGGAGCGATGCCGGTGGCCACAGCAACCTGGGCCACCAGCATCGTCATCGAGTCTCTAAAGGGACCCGAGGCTCCTCGCCCGCTTCGATCGAGTCGATGTCGTCGAGCCATTCGTCGAACGGCTTGACGACCCGACCGGTCTGTTGTGAGCCCTTCCACGCTGCCCAGCACAACGCCTCGTAGGAGGCGTTCTCGCCGAACAGTTGGGTCATGGGCTTGGCGAACTGTCGCTCGGCGGCGACGATCACCTTGGGGGTCACGGGGACCTCATACGGCTCGCCCCCGGTGGGGACGACCCGTAGTCGCATGAGGGCCGCCATGACTAGGCCGTGGCCTTGGCGATGGTGCCGTCGATCGGCCAGGTGATGCTGGCCGTGGCGAGCTCGCCGACCTGCGCGTCCAGCGGCATCCACTCGGTGACGAGGGCATTGAAGCTGTACGACGGGTTGGTGGCGCTGGTGGCGGTGCCGTTGGGGCGGACGACCACGGCGGCGGTGGAGCCGATCAGCGGGTACAGGGTCGCCTCGACCTGAGCGGCGACGAAGTCCTGGTTGAAGTCGATGGCGACCGACGAGTCGGCCAGACCGGCCACACGACGCCGGGCAGTGTTGCCGAACGTGGTGGTCTCGATCTCGGCGCGCGAGGTCGACAGGGTCACCTTCGTGATGTGCGACGACAGGTCCACACCACCGATGGTGACGTTGGCGTTGGTGACGACGATGGCCATGTTGGCTCAGTCCTCCTGGGTGATGGGGGCAGGGTTGGCCTTGACGGCCTTGGTGGGTTCGATGTGACCGGCCTCGATGAGGTGGGTCACGTCGGCACCGGTCAGGTCGTCGTCGCCGACGGTGCTGCCGGGTTCGTGGCCGCACACGGGGAGCGAGCCGACGATCTTGTAGAGAGCCACTGGGCCTCCTATGCGTGGACGATGACGTTGAACTCGCAAGTCAGATACGCGGCGTCACCGAGGGTCAGTGGGCGCACGGCGACCATGTCGGCGACGATGAGCGTCGAGCAGGCGCCGCCGAGGGTGCGGTCGTCCTCGATGGCGGCCCGGATGGACTGGGCACCGTCGTAGGACATCCACGAGTCGAGCTGTATCTGTGCGGCACGGTCGCCCATGCGGCCGCCGACGGCGCTGACGACGTAGTCCCATGCGGACAGGCCACCGGACATGGCCCGGTGGTAGGTGACCGACTGCAGGCCGATGACGGCCATGGGCGGGTTCAACTGTTCGGGAATGTGATCGGCGACTCGCAGGCCGGGCACGGCGGTGAGTGCGTTGGCGAGGCCCTTGAAGATGTCGAGGGAGTTGCCGGCCATTAGGCGACGACCGGGTTGCGGTAAGGGCGCAGCATCCGTTCGACGTCGGGGTCGATGGCCCGCACCGTGATGGCGCCGAGGTCACCGAAGCCGGCGACGCCGAGCAGCGAGTCGCCACGCTTGACGAGACGACCGGCGAGCAGGATGCACGCCGACGTCACCGGTGCCGGGATCGCGGGCCAGCCCCATCGGGCAGTCACCTGGACACCGGCCGGAGCGGCAGCGGTGGGCAGGTACACGCCGATGGTGCGGATGGTGCGGATCGGGGTGCCCTTGGCGAGCGCGTTGAGCGGCTCGAGCTGGTACTGGGCGGAGGTGAGTGTGGTGGCGTAGGTGCCGTCGTTGGCGGTGTCGGTCTTGATCACCAGCCCCGACGTCGACGAGATGTCGTCGACAGCGAGGACCTCGTCGTCAACGGCGACGAACGTGCGCGCCGTGGCGGCCGTGTCGGCGTAGAACCGGCGATCGCAGTGCTGGTCGATGACCCGGGACGCTTCGGTGATGCGATCCTCGAGCATCTGATCGTCGATGTTGTCGATGATGCGCAGGATCGTCTTGAGGTCGGCGAGGGTGCAGTAGCCGTTGGTGATCGTCATGGGTTCTCCAAGGCTGCGACCCGCCGGTCGATCTCGGCGAGGATGGGTTGCCAGTGACGGTCGAACACGACCCGGTGGTCGTAGTCCAGGGCGAACGTGCGGGCCGCTTGGCGGCGCTGTTCGTCACGGGCGTGGACGTAGGCATCGTCGAGCTGGTCGACGATCGACCCGACGAGCGGGGTGGCGAACCAGGCGCCCTGCCCGGCATCCCAGTAGGGCTGCACAGACGCCAGCCAGCCGTGATCGCCGACGAGTTCGGGTTGGGCGGTGAAGTTCGACACGATCGACGGCACACCGCAGGCGGCGGTCTCGATCACAGGGACGCCGAACCCTTCGCCCCTCGAGCACAACAGGTTGACGTCGAGCGCCCCCATGAGCACCGCCACGATGGCGGGATCGAGGCCGGCGTAGTAGGCCCACTGGTCGGTCCACACCGTGCGGTCGGCGGGGATGCCGCACGCCTCGGCGAGCTTGACCAGGTCGACGCCGCCCTGGGCGCCACGTTTCTCGGTGTGGAGATACAGCCACACGTCGTCGTGGTCGGCCATGAACTGGCCGAGGGCCAGCAGGTTCTCGCCCCATGCCTTGCGCAGCGGGGCGACGCCTTTGTTGGCGGCCACCATGCCGACCACGAAAGCGTCGGCCGGGATGTTCAGCAGCTCGCGGCCGGTGGCACCGTCGATGGTGGCGTCGGGCCGGAACACGTCAGTGTCCACGGCGTGAGGCGCATACATCGAGGCGATGCCGGCCCGTTCGAGCATCTGTGTCCCGAACTTCGCCATGGTCACAGGCAGCACGTTCGGTCGACTGCACCAGTCGATCACGTCGACCGGGGCGGGCATGTGGTCGATCGGCACCCACGACGCGATGACGTCGATGTCGTCGACGTTGGAGTTCTTGTAGACCCAGCAGTCGAACAGCGTCACGAGGGCGACGGGTCGACCTTGGGTTTCTTCGGCGTACTTGTGGTGCGCGGTGAGGACGTCGGCCGAGTAGGGGTGGAACCCGGTGGGGAGGACTTCGACCCCTTCCCAGGCGGTGATGAACCCTTGGGTGCCGTAGTTGTTGGAGAGGGTGACCGGCCGGCCGGTGGCCTTGATCTGCCGGACGACTTGCGCGGTCTGGACGCCGTAGCCGGTGCCGGCGGCGGCGAAGTTCGAGTGCCAGACGATCCCGGCACGGCCGTCGCCAGACTGGCCCCGAGCATCCACTCCGCCAGATAGTCCGGCAGGTCGACCTCGGCGCCGTGTATCACGACGAACATGACCGTCGCCTCGTTTCTTGCCCATGTCTCTCCTCGCCCGTGCCCGTTGATCGTCTGGTTGGCCGGTGGCCGCCCCCACGGGCAAGGGGCGACCACCAACCAGACGAAGCCCGTGTCACCAGCGGCGTCCGATCAGGACGCGCCGCCGGCGTAGTACTTCACGGCATTGGCGTCCGGCAGGTTGCCGTCACCACGCCACGTCACCCGGAAGGTGATGAGGTCGTTCACGAAGCCGACCGAGTCGTCACGGGCGAAGTCGATGCCTCGGACCTGACGGACGTGGTACGCCGACATGTCGCCGAAGATGATCGACTTGGCACCGGTGGCGGTGGCCACGATGTCCGGGTTCTCGTACACCGGGTACCCGAGCAGCGTGTCGGGCTGACCAGCCTGGAGGCCGGGGGCCCACAGGTACTGGTTGGTGGTGTCCTTGAGCTTGCGGACAGCGGCGAGGGTCGACGACCGCATCTGGAACGCAGCCCCACGGCGACGGTACGGAGAACCGACCGAGTAGACGAGGTCCACGATGTTGTCGGACGTGGGGACGCCAGCGACGCCGGTGCCGCCGGTGACGCCGGAGCCAGCCGCCGTGACGATGCCGGTCGGCTGGACAGTGCCGGTGCCAACGGTGAGGCCGGCGTTGACGGCGGTGCCCATGCCGACGGCAGCCTGACGGGCCACGAAGTCCAGCAGGTTGATGCCGCTGTCCTCGACGACCTCACGGGACAGCTGGAACGTCGCCGCGTACTTGTACGCGCCGAGCGTCACGAACGCCGAGAAGGTCGGGTCGGACTCGCTGATCGCCGAACCTTCCGCCGTGATCCCCGGAGCGGTGTAGGCCGAGGTGCGGGGGATCTGCAGGTTCTCGCCGGAGTTGGTGGTCAGCATCGTCACCAGCGACGCATCGAGCATCGGGCCCTGGATGACCAGGTGCTCGATGAGACGGTCGTAGAACGACGTCGGGACCGGCGCACCGGTCGACGACTTCGTCACGTCGCGCTGCTCGAAGCTGTGCGAACGACGCTCGCCCATCGCGATCTGACGGATGATGTCAGCGTCGGTCGGCTCGGCGACGGGAACGGCGCGGCTCGAGAAGTCGGCGGGCACGCCGAGGGCGGCGCGGGACTCGTCGATGGCACGCTCACGGGCCTCGGCGTCGAGGATGGTCTGGCGACGGTGGTCCATCGCGTCGATGTCGGCGTTGATGCGGTCGAACTGCTCCGCTTCCTCACCGGACAGGTCACGGTTCTCCGAAGCGGCTGCGTCGAGGAGGGCCTTGGCCTGCTCCCACGCACGGGCGCGCTGTTCGGTGAGCCTGTTGATGAGCTCATCGCTCATGGCAGTCTCCTAAGAGTTGGGGGTTTCAGTGGATTCGCAAGTGGTGGCGGCTGGGTGGTGACAGTCGGGCTGTTCCGGGCCAGCGCTCCGGGCTGCGAAGGTTTCGACTCAGCGCTTGGCGTTGAGTGCGAGGATGCGTCGGGCGAGTGCGACCGGAAGGGCTCGGTCAGCGGACTCGTCGGCGACGACGGATTCGGTGGTGCGCACAGTCGCACCTTCGGTGGCGGGGTAGGCCGGAAAGCCGGTCACGACCGACACTTCGTGCAGGATCACCTCGCGCAGCTCGCGACTGGTGCGATCCTCGCTCCAAGCGTCGCCGCCACGGGGCACCGAGAATCCGAACGACATGGAATGGACCGTCCCGGTGCGGACCAGTTCGGCCAGGTCCCGACCAGCGGTGGTGTTGGGCAGGTCGGCCTCGACGAGCAGGCCCCGAGAATCTTCCGACAGGCGCAGCGACCCGTTCTTGGTGGTGGCGAGCACCTGACCCATGTCGTGGTTGACGAACGCCCGCACCTCACGTCCGCTGTTGAGGCTGCGACGGAACGCTCCGGGGGCGATCGACTCGATGAACGGCAGCGGCTCCGACGGCGAATCGAACACGGCGGCGTAGCCACGGAACGACATCCCGTCGCCTTCGTTGACTCGCAACTCGAGCGGCCCGATCTCGACGGTACGGAACTCGACGTCACGACCACCGATGCGGCGCTGCTCGGCTTCGAGCACGGCGTAGCGGGCAGGGGCGGATTCGCTCACGGGGTCTCCCATGGGGTCGGTGGCAGGCCCCTGCGCCTCGCCGGTCAGCAGTGATTCGGGGATGATCCAGAACTTGCACACGGCGTTCGGGTCGATGTCGCCGGCGACGATCTCGCAGGCCCTCGGCCCGTCGTAGAACGCACAGTTGGAACAGGCGATGCCATCGACAGCGAACGGGTTGTCGGCCATGTAGTGCGAACCCTGCGCACCGGAGGTCTGATCGAACTGACCGAACACCTCGGTGATCGACTCGAGCTTGTCGTACAGATCCCGCTGCACGGGTGCGAACGGGTAGATGCCGTCGTCGATCGAGCGGGTCTCGTCGTTCATGTCAGTCCTCGCGTCCTGAGCGACCAGACGGGCCGCCCATGTCTGTGCCGGGTCGCCGCCCCACAGGGCCCAGGCGACCCGTCCGTTTGACGGGTAGCCGGGCTCTCCGGGCCGGAACCCTTCGCCCTGCTTGTCGACCTCGTGACGGGCGAAGTAGCTGTTCATGCGCCGCACCGTGTCCATGGACAGGTCGACGCCGTTGGAGATGTCACGGGCCCGAGCGATACCGACCTCGGTGCCGCCCCGGCCGAACTCCCGACGCCAGGCCAGACCCCGCTCGGCTTCGTCCTGGGCGCCTTGCGGAGCGACCGGCATCAGAGCGGCGGGACAGGGTCGACGCCGGCCGGCGGCGGGTTGTCGCCCGGTCCGGCCATCGGTGTGCCCGGCAGGGCCATCACGAACTCGTCGCCGCCGTCATAAGGCTCGAGGTTCTCGATCGAGCGAGCCTCGTTCGGGGTGATGAACCCGGACATGATGCCCATCTGGTGGGCCTTGTACCGGTTGATCGTGTCGGCCCGCAGGAACGCTGACGTGTCGAACTTCAACTCGCGCGGCGCCGCCATCAGTTTCGACAGGGCCCGCTCGATGCGCACCAGCCAGGGCAGCAGCGTGTAGGTCACGAAGTGCATACCGGCCGATTCGTTGTTCTGGTAGGTCTGCGAGTCGCCTCGGGCGCCGATCATGTAGTTCGGGACCCGGAAGATGCGGGCGATGTCGTTGATCGTCTGTTCCCGAGACTCGGCCAGTTCCATGTCCTGGGCCGACGCGGTGATCGCCTTCCACTTCATGCCGTTGGTCAGCACCGCCGGGCGGCGACGTCGACGGTGTGAGGTCTCCCACGTCGACTGCAGCACCTTGGCCTGCTCGGCGGTCATGTCGCCGTCGACCTCGAGCACCGACGACGGCGTCGCACCCTCGGAGTACCACTGGTTCAGGAACCGTGCCTGGGCGAGAGCGAGACCGATGGTGTTGCGTTGCATCTCGATCGGCGACAGACCGACCGCCGACTGTGGCGGCGTCCACCAGCGCAGGTGCGTCATGTTGTCCGACGGCACCACCACACCGTTCGTGGTGTAGTAGCGGGTCCGGTTCACGATCGTGACCTGCACGTTCGACGGGTGCAGCGGCGTGACTGCCAACGGCAGGCCACTGTTGAGGTTCCGGTCGACGTACAGGTAAGCGTTTCCGTGCAGCGCCAACGACGTGACGATCATGTGGATCAGCTCGTACGGGGTGTGCTCGTCGCTGGCGTCGAGCCACTCCGGCAGGCGGATCGGTTCGGTGCGGTCACCGACGTGGCGGATCGCCCGGATCGGCAGCGACGCCACCGAATCAGCGATCAGTGAGATGCACGCCATCAGCGCCGTGACCTCGAGGGCGGTCTCCTCGGTGATCGACTCGCCCGACCAGTTCGTGGCCGGCATCCACACCGACGTACGAATCGGGTCGGGCGTGATGGCACGCTTGGCGAACAGGCTCATCGTGACACCAGCCACGACCCGGCGATGGCCAGCACACCGGCAGCGACGAACGCCGCCGGCACACTCACCAGCGCCACACCGGCAACGATCAGAACCGCACCGAGAAGCTCGACGGCGGTGGTGAACTGGTCACGCATCGAAACTCCACGGGTCGATGATCTGCGGCGCCCCTCGCGGCTGCAACTCCGGGGCGATGTGGGCGTGCAAGGCAAGAGTGGCGGCCACCAGCGGTGACACGTCGACGCTGGTGTCGCGTCGATGCCACGCCCAGGCGTCACCCAAGTTGCGTTTCTTCGCACCGGCGATGGCCGCGTTCAGCGGCACCTGGTCGATGTGACGCAGGCGGTGCGTGGTGGCGAGGTCGTAGAAGTTGCCGCACCCGGCCACAACCTGGCGGGCACCGACCTCGATGATGTTCAGACCGAGCCGACGCAGCTCCGGCACCAGGCTGTTGGCGCCCGACACCGGGTCGATGACCACCGACTTGTAGCGGGCGGCACGATCGTCGGCGGCGAACCAGTCGACCACCCACGACGTGCCCGGCCGGTTGCCGATCACCTCGACATGGGCGACACCGTCAGATCGGCGACCGGCCGCTGCGATCGACGCCATCGAACGTGACGGGGTCACGTCCAGGGCGATCGTCGGGGCGTCGTCGATGCGGCTGGATTTGTCGGCGCACGACTGCCAGTCGGCCTCGGAGATGATCTGCCACGGCGCCGACGCCGTCCGATCCTGGCGTTGGTTCAGATAGGCCCGACGGAACTCGGGCTCACGCATCGACTCGAAGTCGGAGCGGATCGCATCGACCGGAACGGTCAGACCCAGCGCCGGCATACACGAGAACCAGGTGGCCTCGTCGCCGATGTCGGCGTCCTCGGGTGCGGACCACTCGAAGTAGGCGACGCTCGACGTCTGCCCGGCCGAGGCGCGCATCCGCCCGTCGTCGACCTTGTCGTTGAGATACAGCGAATCCTCGGTGCCGGCGGTGGACACGATCCACAACTGCGGCTGCGGGCGGGTCACCATCGCAGGTTTCATGGCCTGCTCCAGCCGGTCGTCGACATAGGCGAACGCCTCGTCGAGCACACCGGTGTCGGCCTGGGCGCCATGGCCCGCCGACTCGGTCGTGGCCAGCAGTGACCACAGCGAACCGTTCGCCCACCGGATCGCCTCGGACCCGTTCGTGCGGCGCACTTGGATCAACTCGCCGAACCGGGAACGCTCGAGCACCGGGACGTGCTCGTCCTCCCACTTCAGCCTGGCGTCCTTGCCGGTCTGTGCCGTGTAGAACACTCGCTGACGGTCACCCATCGCCACGCAGCGGTGAGTCATCACCGCCAGCATCAGCGTCGTCTTGCCCGACTGGCGAGGAACCGTCAGGCGCACCTCGCGGTAGGCCAGTTTCCCGGTGTCAGGGTTGACCTCGTAGGCGATGTCGGCGACGTGGCGCTGCCACGGCATCAGCGGCGTGCCGAGGATCTCAGCGATCCGAGCGACGCTCCCACCCAACGTGGGGCGATCCGTTCGAGGCGTCGACCATCGGGGCGGACAACTCAGCGAGGAGCTGGCCGAGCCCATCGTCATCGGTGCCGCCATAGCGACCTTCCAGTTCTGACAGCGTTGCCCGTAGTTCACGAGAAATGGCCGCTGTCGCCATTCCCGCATCGGCGTCGAGCGCCTTGGCCAACGTCACCGCCAGCCGGCCCAACGCATCGTCAACGACACTCACCTCGAGCTGGCGGAGAGTGGCGCGCACGGCCTTCTCGTTCGGACCCTGCGCAGCCATGGAACCTCCACTACAGCGGCAACGTGTCGATCCAGCCGCCGATCTCGGTCAGCGTCGAGCGGCTGTGCCGCCAACGCTTCGACGTGACAGTCAGGTACCGACCCGACCCGTACACCTCGACACCGCCGCACTTGCGACCCTTGCCGACGTCGGCCAGACCCCACACGTGCAGACCGTCGCCCGACGGCGACACCTCGACGTAGGTGTCGGGGATCGACGCCAGGATGTCGGCCGCCCACTGCTTCGGTCGGCCCTTGCCGTCGAGACAGTGGTCGAGATCGACGCACACGATGCGATCGGCTCTCGACAGCACGAACCCGACACCGACGCCGACATTCGAGGCGGCGGCCGTGTCGAAATCGCACCAGGTCGACGAGTCCGTCGAGCTCGCCGCGCCGCCCTCGGCGGTCAGCGGCACCTTCGTGCGCGACCAGCGAATCCAGCGGGGAACGTCACGCAGCTGACGGGCCGGCAACGCCCGGTGAGCGGCCAGTCGGCAGCGGCTCGAGCAGTAGCGCGAGTCGCCACGGGCCAGCGGGGACACCGAGCTAGAGCACCAGGAACAACGCACGAACGCAGCGTAGCGGTGAAACGGCTACGGCGTCACGACCTGCGGAAACGTGGCCGACTCGACGCCGGCGGAGAAACTCCGCACAGGATCGCCCACACGGGGCTGCGAGCCCTCGAGGCGGGTGGTCGGTCGTCCGGGTCGCCACCAGGCGCTCAGTGGGCGCTAGGGTGGCTCTCGTGACCCTCCCCCGGCTTCGCCGTGGGGGGGAAAGGCGGC